ATACAGTATATTTAGGTTACTTTGTCCATAATGCATAAAAAGGGGTATGTTGCACTGCACAACATACCCCTGCGTCAAATTTGACGTGCCTTAGAATAGATTTTTAATTTGTATTCTGAATGGTTCTGATACAATAGTACCTTCTTTATTCTTACACCACAACTTGACATATCCTAATGTACTTCCAGCTTTCACCACACAGGTATTAGCAACTGGGTCTTGGCTTTCTATTGTTGCTAATGTAGTTGTAGACACTCCATCATCTGCTGTGATATAGAAAAATGATTCTTCAGTAATAGGTACTCCATTATCTGTAAATGTCGCTGTATATGTTGCTGTCTTGGTCTTGACTATAGATGTACTACCCGAAATAGTAACCGCATAGTTATGCTCTGGTAGTGCTGTAACGGTTATACTAATAGTATCATATACATTTGGACTTTCTGCCAATGAAGCAGTAATAATGCAATCTCCTGCTGATATAGCTGTAACCAATCCAGTATTATCAACCGTTGCAATAGAAGTATTATCACAGCTAAAGATAATTGCTTTATCTGTAACTACTTCACCGTTTAGTTTTACAACTACATTTAGCTGTAATGTGCTTGTTTCCTGTACATTTGCTGTTTCTCCGTTAGTAATCTCTAAAGTATAAACATAATCTCCTGCATTTGCTACTTCATTTACAACATCATCACTAGAAATGATAGAATCCAATTCACACCATAAAACCAATAGTCCGTTTTTAGTCCTATCTATCCCTGAAACCTTCCATGCATTTTTCATTGATATAAACCTTTGTCCTAAAGTGATATTATCGGTATCTGCGTTATTCGGCAAGGTAACAACAATTTTACCAGCAGGAATTGACAAGTATTGGTTTGTTTCAACATCAAAAACCCTTGAATCAACTATAGCAGGAAATTGCTTTATTGTGCCTTGAAAATTGAATTTTATGTTATAATTACACCTCTGAATTATGCCTTTATAGTAAGTATACCTTTTATGTCCAATTTCGCTAATAATAAGCCAATTTCCACCATCCCAATTAATCAAATCCCCTCGTTTAATTTCTTCTTTTGTTGCTATAGTCCGAATATCTGCCTGCCTATTGACGGGAAGGTTATTTATTAGTGCTTTTTTTGGTATTGTACCGTTATTAATATATATGTCATCACCCGCCATAGAAAGCAGGTATAAATAATCATTCTGCGGAAAATCAAATATATTCAAATACATCACTCCATTTCATTATTTAATTTTTGAATTTTGGACAAAGTTAAATAGAAGGTAATATAAATATATTACCCCCTACCCACTATGAAAATTTTAAATCTTAAAACCCTTGAAAATAGCGGATTTCAAAATTAGAATTTGTTTAACTTTGTCCAAACTAATCCTTATTTTTATGATAACTATTTCTGCGTGTTTCTTTTCTTCTTTTGTCTTTACATTTATCACAAAAAAGTATATTCTTCTTATCTGTGGTAAACTGTTTATTACAAAGTTTACATTGTTTAGTATAAAGTCCTGTTTCTTCTCCAGCACCTTCAAGTAATTCTTTATATAGGTCTTTATCAAGCGGTAAAACCGAATTTATAAAGTATTTACAAAGTACGCTATACATACAACCCATTTGTGGGCAATTTGTATCTAAAAGAATACATTGACCATCAATATAGTTAGCACAATGTTTTTTTATCAGTTCTTTTACTTTATTTGCTTGTGTAAAATCTGTTCTAATTTGCATATAGTTTCCTCCTGTGTTCATTTATTAATTTGTGAAAATAAAAAAGGGTATCCATAAAAAGCGGATACCCAAAGAAAAAAGGTATTCCCGAATTGGAAATACCTTTATATTAGTGTCGTTTTAACCGACTACCCTAAAAAGCGTAGATTAAACCGACGGAATTATTCCCTGAAAATGTAAGTCCAACTAGCACCATCAGCTATATTATCGGATATATCATCACTAGGCAATAATCTTATTTTGCGTTCAAGTTGTGATATTCTGTTTTGTATGCTTTCGGCAAAGTCCATTATTGATATATCTTCATTTTTATAATTCTTCATTAAATTAGGATTATTTGCTATTGCTTCCAACACGCTCAATACTGTTGAATATATTGCCCTTTTAGATGTGTTAGATGTAGGGTCATATTCTAAAGCAGGATTAGATATACCGTTTTCTTGTGCAAGTACGGTTAATTCGGCATCATTGAATGATATATCCTGTAATTCAAGTTTTATTCTATCAAGATAAGTCATAATAAAACCTCCTGTAATTGATTTTTGAGCATAAAAAAAAGTACCTTAATCAAAAGATCAAGTTGATCTCTTGATAGGTACTTTAAGTTTACAAATTAATCATTGTTTGAAGTTATTTCTTCAATCTTTTTGTTAATATCTTTTAATGCTGTAAGATAAGGATTAATCTTTTTATATACTTCACGGGAACTGATAATAATATATTCATTTATTAATATATCATTTACTTCTTCAAGTTGATGTTCGCCATAAAAATTTCTTTTTTTTGATTTTTTGTACTCTTGAATAATAGGATTAATTATACTTTCAATCTTTTTTGTCAACTCATCTTTAATCTCATTGTAAATTTCTAAATCAATTTCATTATTTCTACCTGGCATCCCTATATTGTTAAATAAAGAATTGTTTGTTATTAGTTCACATTTTTCAATTATATTCATATCCCACACCCCACATTTGTATTTTTTTTAATTATATCACATTTTCAAAAATTTTTTAAGCGGTGAGAAAGTGGTTTGCTAGCGGCACAAAAACCAAAAAGGGGGTATCAACTTCCCACATAATCATTATTATGTAATAAATACTATTTTCCCTTGTAACACTTGCTATTACTGCATTTCAAAGTATTTATAAATGTAATTTAGTATACATTGTATTGCATTAAATAAAAAATTTGTTTTATCTAAATACCGTTTTTCCTCATGTATTTATCTTAATACATTCCTTGAAAGTATTGATTTTACTGTATTTGACTGCTGGAAATAATTGAGATTATACAAAAATGCAGTTTTGTATAATGTTCTCTTATGCAGGAATATTGCACCTTTGAACCTTGTTAGTTTGTGCTTGTGTTAGTTTTGTTCAATTAAAAACACTTTAGTTAACTAAAGGATTGTATTAATTTTAGTACATAATAACAGGGCGGGAATGAGCGAACTAATCCCTAGTTTCCATAATCCACTATTTCCAATACTTTCATGTTCCACCCAATTCCCTTTTATCTAATTGAGAATCATCCTCAATTATTATAATATACCCCATATGGGTATACAAACATATACAACATATAGTATTATTCATTTTCTGCACTACTACCTATTGTATCACTCTTTATTTTCTGCATTTCAGTTGACACATCATATATGTATGGTGTTCTGCTTAGTGCTGTTTCAAGTGAAATCAGTCCATTTTGTTTTAGTGCTGTAATATTTTCAATTGTTTCCTTAGCATTTTGTGGAATATCATATTCAAAGGTACAAGATATATCACCTGATACTTGTATTCCTTGTAGTGCTAATAATTTCTTTATCTTATCCCATCTTTGTATAAATCCGTCAACTAATGCATCTTCATTTAACCTTGCTTTTACACTTGCTAAACTATACATCATTCTAATAGATGTTTCAGATAGATTAGATATCTCTACTGCGTTCATGGCTATTGCTGGTGTTTGTGATATATTAAGTAATTGTGTCATTAGTATTTCATACAGTGCTTTAAAACTTGCACTATCCATTTTGTTCTGTTCTATTTTAAAATCTGCTGTGTCGTCTATCTGTAATAGGAAACCTACTGCATTAGGGTCTATAGTACCTCTACCATCTTTAGTTGTAAGTCCTGTTCCTTTTAGTATTGGTATACCTGCAATATATTTATATAATCCGTCATGGTACTTGCTTATTAAATCTTCTAGAGAATCTATTATGCTGATATAATCTTCTAAACTACTCCTGCCTTTGCAGGAATCTAATTCGTTTATGGTTTTATATTGAATTGGTAATCCTGATATATTTTTGTACCTTCCTGTAAGTTTCAATCCATCATCATCTATATATCGTATAACTTCATTTTCTGTATACAAAATATAGTATGATATTCCGTCAATAGTATAAAATTCTATAAATGCAATCATATTGCCTGTTTCATCGAATACAGGGTATGAATCTTCTGCTGGTATTATTCTACTTGTTATATTTCCGTTTTCAGAGAAAAAAACGTACTCATATGTTTCACCGTATTTAACTACTTTATCAAGAATTTTGAAATCAATAGAATTGTACCTGGCTTTTTCGTATACTTCTTTAAATACTTCCAATGTATTTTTATCCTCACTAATAAGCGTTACTGGATTTTTAAGCAGGAACGATGTTTCAAAGTTTAATAAGGTTTTTGCCAACTGTAATACAATTTTTCTTGTCTTGTACGGTTTTCCGTTGTATTGTTCATTAGGTCTATTTAAAATAGCGTGTTTACCTGAAAGATATTCTTTTAGGTCAAGTATGTTTTGTACTCTTTCAAAATGCCATTGTTTTGTAACTTCATCTTGAAACCATACTGGCGAATTATCATAGTATTTTTTTATATATTCCCTCAACGTCATAATTAAAACCCTCCTACCTGTAGAGTAATACTGTAGTTATCTGCGTCTATTTCCTGCACTCTAGGCATTTTAAACGCTTGAATCTCATTTCTCATAATTACTATATTTTCTTTAGTTTTTATATCATCAAATACAAAAAATTCCCATGATTGTATATTTTCTGCGTATTTGTTACGATTAAGCCAATCCATGAAGTCCATACTTTGACTTTCATCAACATGGACAAGTATTTCTTTAGAAAATACCTTGCTTTTTAAATAGAATTTTATTGGGTAAATTAATTCTTCTTTTTTTATTTTTTCCTTAGATACTATCATAGAAACCTCCTATATCTATCCGTCAAATTCGACGGTCTAAGTTTCGCTTAGTCCATTTTCCCATTTTGGGAATGTGCTAAACATAATACCTGCCTAATTTTAAACTCTGTACTGCTAATGCTGTTGCTATAACCAAATCGTCAAAGTTATTTTTTCCTCTGACATTACCTAGCTTGCCATTTTTCTCCATATAAATTTGCATTTGCTGTAATGTTTCTCTATCGTTGATAAGTATAATTCCTTCCTCAAATGCTTCTTTAAAGTCCTGTATTAACTTTGACTTGTTTACATTATCGGTATTCCAACCGATTTCCAATATTTTCCTGCCTGTGGTCTTATCCCACTTTTTAGTTTTGTTTAGGTTAAGGTATCCTATTTCCCGTTTTAAACGATTGACAAGGTCCAGTCCGAATGAATTTCGTTCTGCCATAATACAAGCATAATTAAAGTAAGTACCTAATTCATTGACTATATGAGCAAATTTATAAACAGGTATTCCGCTTTGATAAAATACTGCAACCTGTTCCCCTGAGGAATCAAGTATACTCATAGCAGATAAATCCCCTTCTTTTGATAGTCCGCTTGCTGTGTCTACTCCTGCAAAGTACATTTCTTTAGGTTTTGGCAATTTATATATAAATAAACTTTTATTCAGGTAAGGGTATAATACATCTGGCAGGTCATTTATTTCATTTGCTTTTAATGCTTCTGGAATAAATAATAATCTATCGCTAATTTGTTTTTGGTCGAATACGCTCTCTTGTGTTGTAACAAATGCTTCTTGCCATGTAGAAGGAAAATCCTGCCTGAATTGTTCAGGTGTCATATCTCTCAATCTCCACCTACGCCACATTAGTTGCACTTTCGTTGCCCCCATTTCATATAGTTTTTTTTCTGTTTCGTCCATCTCATCATCAGTAAGATATTTAATTAAACTGCCTTTTTGATACCATTCTTTAGCAAGTTGATATTCAAATTTGTAATATCTTTTTGACCCTTCGCCTAACCAGTTGTAAAAAAATGCTTTATATTTTGAATTCCCTGCAATAGCATCTTTATACAAATAATAGAAATAATTAAGTCCTTGTGCTGTACTCTCTATAATAATTTTTGCATTAGGACTTTTAACCAATGCACTCTCTATTGTCGATAGATTTTCTTGTACCACATCATCATATAAGGCAAACTCTGATAAATGTATCATCATAAGAGAATATCCTCTACCTATACCGTCTGCACTCTGTTTACTTGCTGTTTGTATTGATATTCTGGAATTATTTTCTAATAATAATTCTTTTTCATTCGATTTTCTAAATCCAATCCTATATTTTTCTGGAATTGACTCATACATTAATTTTAGTTTTGTAAAAAGTGTATTTGTTGTACTTTCCATGTGTGCCAACATCATATAGTTACTATTAGGTATTTGAAAAGCATAATAAAGCATTAAACCTAAAGATAAGGTACTAAATCCTATTTGCCTTGATTTTAGGATAATATTATATCTATCCATACTGTTTAAAAAATCCTTTTGCTCTGGATTAACTGCAAAAGGTACTAATTCCCCGTTGCAATCTATCTTTACAAAGTTTTTTAACCAAAGTGCAGGATCAGCATTTATTCTTCTTAATTTCTCTTGTGTTGTCAATTTTGGCACTGTATCACCTTCTTTGTTTTGTTGTATAATTAATTAGAATTAATTTAGACAAAATAAAAATAGCAGGTAATGATTTTATATTACCTGCCAATAAAAAACGTCTTAAAAATAAAAATAAAAAGCGTACATATCATTCTAGTATTAAATCATCTTCTTCTATTTCTTCCTGCTGTTCCTGCTTATTAAGTTTTTTTGTTTTAACTGATTTTTTTAATTCATTTTGAAGCGATAAAAATGTTTTAACTGCTTTATCATCACCTTGTTTGGCTTTTTCTGATACTGCATTATAAATTTCAACAAAATCCTTATTACTTCTTTCAAGTAATAATAAATTCATTAGTTCCGCGTATTCTTCTGTATTTTCCCACTGCTTTAAATTCCCATATTTTTTCAAACTGCCTTTGCAATATTTTTCTATAATATCTTGCTCTGTAAATTCGGAAAAATCTCTATTTGAATTAGCAAGTTTATTTCGCCACATAAAATAAGCGTATTTGGGATAGTTAGTCGTGTTTTTCCAATATTGTTTCAATGCTTGATTCAACAACGATATTTGCCTTGCCATGCTTCATTCCTCCGTTTCATTTATTAATTAGTGAAAGTATAAATGATAGTATCAATATCAAGGGTAATGTTTTTTTCCAATCGTATTCAATGAATAGTTTCCTGTACATTTTGACTAGCATAGTGTTTCCTCCTTGTTTCATATTACATTTTCTGGTTTGTACAAAAATGAACATAATAGATTTATTTTATATAGCAAGTGTCAGGAATATTGTTCCTATCATCCTGCTATACAAGGTATGTTGTTTAATTCAGTATTTTTTATTAATGCTTCATATTCTCGCCTTGTTAGCATATTCTTTAATTGCTTATTATCGAATAACCTACAAAGGCAAGCATTAAAGCAATTTTGACAATTCTTATCACATATGGTTATTGATTTTACATTTTCTGGATTGTACAATTTTACACAGTATAGATTTATTTTATATTTATTAGTATCTTGTATAGATTTATTTAATTCTTTATTATAGTTATATTCTTTACTCCTAAATACCTGAATAATATTTAGTTGTTCTAATTCTTTAATTATAGTTTTAACTGTTTTATCACTTAATCCAGTAGCATTTACCATTTGACTATAAGCCATAGAGAATATACCATCTTTATTAGCGT